CCACAGAAAATAGCCCTCTGCGTCCTAGCCCTCTTAGCCGTCTTGTACATGTCGTGGAACATGTTAAAACCCCGCGCCGTACTCTCAAACAAGTACAACCTCTGCGGATTTGTCTCGGCAAGAGAAGCCAGCAAACTCGCTAACCCCTCCTCATCACCCCAACTACTTGTCTCAGTCCCATGCAAGTACGTTATCGCCTTACCACGCCCCAAAGACCCCTTCGACCTAAGCCCAGCAACTTGGTAAAACAACCTACTGCGATTCCTTAACGACAAATGATTCCGATTATGAGCAATCATAGGAATCCGATACTCTTTAGGTAACCCATCCATATACATTGATAAAGTACTCCTAAACATATCCCTATTCTCTTCTGTATCAGTCGTCAATGTTCCCTGCAATCCAGGATGAACAAAATGCCAATAAAGATCTAATGCTAATGAAATAGTAGTTATACCTAACTGTCTACCCTTCAATATAACAAAGAAATGGATATCGTCTTTTAATCCCTTAGATATCTCATCCATAATATATGTCTGAGTACCTAATAACTTATCCATCTTCCTTAATCCCTGCTCCTTAGTCTCTATCTTTAACTCAGAACAGAACTTGTAGAATTGATTTAGATTAAACATAAACTTAATTGTACTGGTTGTTTATTAATACGATCTTGGAACTTTACAGCGTTACGCCAATCATTCCCATCTCTGCCTTCCATCCTCGCCGCAAATGACCACGCCATAGAGTCAGCAGAGTACAGGTTGTCCCTCACATCTGCCCACGCAAGAGCCGTAGTCTTTACCCCAAACCCATGCAACCTCAGATCCGGTCTAACAGCTCTAATAGCCCTCAAGACCTCAACAATGGTACTAGGGTTACCGTTCCTCTTACAAACACTGCCAACGCCCACATAAGCCCCGTCTGCAAGGCGCTCACCATACATCTCAAGATGCCTCACATAGTCTTGAGGATCATACCCCTGCAAAACAGGCATGATGCACACACCCGTGTCTTCAGCAACCAATTGATCATACCTCTCAACAGTTAACCTTTGATGGTCTGCAACGGTTAATCCAGTTTTTTCTAACATCCAGGATTCACACATATAGTCCTGAGATACAGCAGCAACTAAATTACCATTGTTTTTCCATCTCCTAATTTCTTTAGCATATTCACTTACAGGTTCTGGATATCCACCGTATTTATTAATAGTGGTAAATGCTCCACTATCCATAATCCATTCTTTTACAGGGAATGCAGACTTTCTTTTCTTTAAAACATTGACAGACACAAATGCTCTATCAACCTTATCTGCTTGATGCGGATGAAACATCCCAGTATAAAATTTCATAAAATGACATGGATTTTTCTATGGGGGGAGAACGGTTGGGGGCACGCCTACACGGCAGTCATGACCCATCGCCTGGGCCTGAGCACGGAGCGAGGATAGCACGTGATCGATGCAGGCGTCCCGACCCGATCCAGGCGGCTGCAGACAGGCATCAGACACGCAGCTAGACGGGGAAAGAGTGCAGAGAATCTTGTAAGTGGAAGCCCGTGAAGGGACCATGACAGAGTCCCAAAATGGGAGGCGGGGAGACGGTGGACTAAACCCCAAACTGTCCCTATTGTGGGGTACCACTCTATACACATTACACACAATACCTTATATACATATATATGTGGTCATGTGTACTGTATGGATATACATTAGGGAAAGTACCTAGAAAAAAAAAGAGAAAATCTCACACATGAGGTGAAATTTGTGAGAATATTTGTCTACCGGATCACATGATCCATATCACATATAGGTAGTCAATCATGCAGTACAAGTCAGCGATCAACATCTACAACGCTCCTGAATCGGTTCTAGCTGCGTTGCAACCAGGTCAGTGGGTTTACGCTGGGGACAAGGATTCTATGGGCAGGTTCTGCCGGATCAAGCGCAACGGCATCGTGGTGGTTGCATGGGGCAAGGATCAGGATAGGTTTGCCACTCTCAATAAGTATTCCAAGGCTTAACAATTTCAGATCATGCTCATTAAGGTGAGCATGGTCGGACATTGTTCCGGTATCGTATTTCATCAATCTAGGGGTTTATTATGAAAGCATTAGATTTCTTTTGTGAAGTCACGATGATCATCGCATCTATCTTGACAGTAATCATCGTTTATCAGTTGGTCTATTAATCAATCTAGGGGTTAGTCATGAGTAAATACAACGGCTGGACTAATTACGCAACGTGGCGTGTCAATCTTGAGATATTCGACGGCTCGGAAGGGCCTTGGGATCATCACTCAGCTAAAGAGTTTGCGGAAGAGATCATTTACCAAACAAGCAATGAAGGTTTGGTGCGGGACTATGCCCTGGCTTTCCTAGCTGATGTCAATTGGTACGAGATTGCCGATCATTACCAAACGGAAGAGGCATGACAGCCAACGATCTACTTGACCTGCTACTCGACAATGATTGCGTCGGGTGGCAGATCACCAGAACAGATCACGGCTTAGAAGTAGTCGGGATTCTCCCAAACGGGGAGTACCGGCTGCTAACAGTGATCCCGACAGAACCCCCTAAAATCGATCAGGAACCCCTGCATGTAGGGTAGGCTCACCTACCTATCGTTCGCCCCGTACAGGGGCTTCTATAGCCCTTCTAAAGAATTTATCGGAGTGATCTCATGAAGTTAGTAGTCCAATCTGCATTTCTCGCACTATTCGGTATCGGATTAGCCGGTGCACTAGTCAATGATCCTGTGATCACAGCTATCGGACTAGGTGGTTGCCTGGGCCTGTTCTTGTCTTTGTGGGCATGGGGAGATGACCTGTGAACCTACACGATATCCCTTATCAGTCCCGCTCTATCCCTAGCATCCCGCTGGGAGACCCAAGATTCATTTATTACCCGGCAGCTAACACTGACGTCCAGCGCACATGGGCAAAGTTTGGTTGGACCCCTATCAATCAGGAAAAGAAATGAATGAACGAATTAAAGAATTGGCTGAACAATGTTGGGATAGAAGATTAGATGGAGTCCATTTTGATCAGGAAAAGTTTGTTGAGTTGATTGTGTTGGAATGTATCGATATTGCATTTCACTGCGGCGACAATGTAGATTATCTCAAAGAACATTTCGGAATTAAATCATGACTGATTTAGACATTATGAATATCTGGCGAATATTGAATGAAAGGTCGGTAGAAGAGAAAGCAATCTCTTTGGGTAGAGCTTGTTATAGAGAGGGGTACTCAGACTCTATACATGAGGGCGTGGACCGTCCGAACCCCTACCAAGTAGTCGCAGACAACATCCCGGCAATAGAGCGTGCGCTGTACATTCTCCGCATCCAGCCGGAGACCCCAGAGCCAGAGACCAACGATCTGACAAGGGCATTGTTCAAATTGAAAACACTTATCGAGGAATGATCATGGGAGCTAAGATTCACTGGAACAAGACGGACGAAAGCAAGGCTAGGACCCTACAACCCGTGTACTGGGTGGGTGGGATGCAGTACGTCCCTCACATCCGTAAGGACACCTGGGCAACGTATGGCGGTCAGATGATGACGCTGAAAGACCTAAAGCTGTTACGGGCACAGGTGAAAATGGAACCCCTGGCACCTCAGGGTAAGCCCTTTACTGCGTGGGTTGCGGAGGTGTCACTGTGATTGAGACCGTGTGGAATGATCTAGATAGAGAGCAGAAAAAGCAGTATGAGAAGAGCAAACCTCTCTGCTTTTCCAGCGGCAAACAATACTGGCTATGGCGTGAGGCAGCTAGGTTCTCCCAACCAGAACCGCATCATGAGTGGTGTGAGGATTGTATGCTCGAATATCAGACCAAAATGATCAATGAGGGTAGGTGTAAGTTTCCCGGCACCATTTTCGTGAGCGCCGGGTCTAACCAGCACAGTAAGAAAAGTACAGACGGTGGGACTGTCTACTCAAACCCAGGGCCAGATAGAGCAGTGTGGTGGGCCAAAATGGAAACCATCTCAACACCCAGCAGCAAGAAGGCGACCGAAGGTGGGACTGTCTATTCAAACCCAGGGTTAGGGTTAGACGTAGAAGGTAAGCGTCCCTTCTGGTATATCAAACAGAGAAAGAAGGACATGGTATAGTCAAGTTTGTTCCCTGTGTGCTCCTCGTCTCCTGTAGGCGTTCTCCGGTACTTGTGTGCCGGATTTTTTTTGTCTATGATTCGTCTCGTTGCTGTGGAAGGTGACAAAGAAGACTTACTCATGCATCTGGCCCCAACGGGGTCTTCCACCGGATGCAGCAGTAAGTCTTTTTTTTGCTCCACACAACCGCCCATTCGTCGGGGACAACACGGCAGGGATGGGGGACAGTGCCTACTGTGGGAAGATCTGAGACAGGCACAAGGGTGGCGAAGGCAGCGCCCTAGATCGAACGGC